TATTATTCTCTTTAGAGGGGGGTATGGGGGGAGACCTTTCTCTTGCTTGCTCCCAAGGTCGCTCAGCTCCCCGCCGTGTGTCCCCCTCGTGCCAGGGCTCGGGGCCCCCAGGCGTAAACGCCGGGGCCCCGGCCCGCACGAGGGCCACGGCGGGCTGGCACAAGCTGAGCTGAAGTGAAGCTGGGGCTCGCCGTCTCGCGGCTCGCCAGGGGTGTGTGGTCTAGCGCTAGGGGGTGAGAAAGGCTAGGATGCCGCTGAGAGGCCGGAGGTTGGATTCTGAGGGCCTAGCAGTGTCAGGGTGGCACTGGAGTACCCCCAGACGATTTGAGGCCGTCTACGGCCGATACGTTCAGCTCTCAGGAGGTGTTGCGGAGTGGCGGGGAGTGTGATACCCTGGGGCCATGAGTTTTCCACGAGAGGTTGTTAAGCGAGTAGTTGAGGTTCCGGGGTGGGGTGATGTACCCGCACTGCCGAGCGAGCAGAGGCTGGAGGAGGCGGGCATGGTCCACGAGGACTTAAGCAAGACCACACGCCTGAGGTACCGGGCGCGGCTTGGGAACTATCCGGTGGAGTCGTACGAGGCTAGGGCGGTCCAGCAGGCAGTGCCGACGTACGGCACACGTGTGGTCCAGCTGGAGAGTGTGATCGAGTTGGGGGTGATCTGGGTGAAGGTGACCGTGGCGTGGTGACGGTGTGTCGAGTTGACACGGTAGGGGATACCTGCTAGGGTGTATACCAGGGTAGAAGATATACCCTGGGTACTGGTTTGGAGTACCCCCTGGATTGGAACCCTAGGGGGTACTCGGGTAAGGTACCCCAGGGGGTGCAGGAATAGCCCCCTGGGGTATACCCCGGTAAGTACCCCCTAGGTAACCCGGATAGGTCTTGTAAGATGCCGTACTCAGCCCCCGAGCGATGCTGGTGCGGAGAGCTAGGTTTGCCAGGCACAGCGTTGTGCCTGGCCCACACACCGACAAAGTCCGGTTGGGAATTGCGACCAACTGCTTGGAAGAATGTCGATGGAAAGACTTACCGTAAATGGAAGAAACTTCGTAACAGATTCATTAGAGAGAATCCTTTCTGTAATCTGTGCGGAATGATTGCAACAGAAGTCGATCATATTCAAGGAATTAAAGCAATTGAGAATGAGTTAACAATTCTTGACGAAAATCAATTGCAATCATTATGTCATGAATGTCACGCAGCTAAAACAAGGGAAGCGTCGAGAAAATCACGAAATTCAATTAAAAAGCTGCGCCGGGGTAACTCTCCGTGAAATACAGGTTAGTTGATCGTTAAAGTGAACAGTGTTCACTGTTTGGGAAGAAGGTGTTATTTTGACCGAAGAAGAGCGTTTTAGTGATATTCCTCCGGGAATCGCCAATAATGAGGTTCTTCGAGGTGTGTGGTCCGAGCTTGTTGGTATGATGCCCAAGGAAGTCTTGGATAACCTCGATGAGATGGATGGCTTGTTTATTGAGGCTATGTGTCGGCATTATGCTATTGCAAGAAAAGCCTCGAATGAGGTTATTTCAGCTGATAGCGTGCTGGTTACTGATAACCCTAATCACCGAATGCAGAAGCACCCAGCTGAGGTTATTTTCCGGTCACAATCTCAAGCATTCCTTGCTTATATGAAAGAGGCTGGATGGACGCCTAAAGCAAGGAATTCGGGTAAGAATAAAGACACTGATAACCCATTCCTTATGTGAATACAACACAATGAATAATGTAATCCCTAATGCGATTAAAGAGTATTTAATCAGTAGGAAGCTAGATATACCTGAAAGGGGACCGCACCTCAAGTGCCCCGATCCCGGAGGTGTGGTCCACGGTATGCAAGTGCGATTTAACCCGAAGAGCGTAGATCATGCTCTTCGGGTTATTTCTGCATTAAGGCATACTAAAGGTAGGTGGGCAGGTAAACCCCTTAAGCTAACTAATGTCCAGATAGCCTACATTGTGGCCCCATTGTTTGGCTGGCAAGTCTATGACGATTCTTTAGGACGATGGCTGAGGTTGTATAGGGATGCCTATATTGAGATGCCCCGTAAAGGGGCTAAGTCAACTCTGGCATCTGCACTAGCTATGGTCCTAGCTTTCGGTGATCATGAGGGCGGTGCTGAGGTTATTATTGGTGCGGCGTCTAGAGACCAGGCTGGGGCATGTTTCACACCGCTTAAGCAACTTGTCGACAACTCGCCATTACTGAAGCAGGCCGGTATCAGGTCACTTCATAACTCGATCAAGCAGGACAGGACGAGCTCTGTCATCAAGGTGGTCTCTAGTAAGGGCGACCTGGCGCACGGTGCCAACCTCCACGGGGCTATCTGTGACGAGCTGCACGTGCATAAGTCTCTGTCCCTGCTGGAGGCTATGGAGACTGGTACAGGTGCACGTGAGCAACCACTGACGATGGTCATCACCACAGCTGATGACGGCAGTGTGGGCACGCCCTACGACCAGCGCAGAGAGCTAGTAGACAACATATGTAAGGGGGTTGTAGAAGCCCCTCGATCATTCTGTGTGGTGTGGTCTGCATCACCTGAGGATGACCCCTGGTCTGAGGAGACGTGGGCTAAGGCTAACCCGCTGTACCCTGTGACACCTTCAAGGGCATTTATGCAGTCTGCTGCTGATAAGGCTAAGACTGACCCTGTAGCTAAGGCGTCCTTCCTGAGACTGCATCTAGGCATCAGGGGTAGGCTGGATGAGTCGTGGATCAGCAGGTCCGACTGGATGAAGGGGGCTGTGGCTCAGCTGGACATAGAGGGCAGGCAGTGCTATGGCGGCCTGGACCTTGCAGCGGTATCCGACCTCACAGCACTGGTGTGGTTGTTCCCTGCCGAGGACGGTACATACCAGATTCTGCCTAGATTCTTCCTGCCTGAGGCTGCGCTAGCTGAACTGGACAGGGCCACGTACCGTAATGCGTCTGTGTGGGCTAATAGAGGGCTAATTAAGCTGACTCCAGGCAATGTCACTGATTATGATTTTGTTAAAGCTCAGATTGATGAGGATGCTAAGCATTACGATGTTCAGTGCATAGGGTTCGACCCGTGGAATGCTACTCAGGTGTCTAATGATCTTCAAGCTGATGGCTATAGGCTTGAGAAAGTCCGTCAGGGGTTTGTCTCTATGTCAGGCCCTATGAAAGAGATTCAGAGACTTGTTATGCAGGGGGGTGCTATTAAACATGATGGTAATCCTCTTATGGCCTGGCAGATAGATAACATTAGACCGGCTATGGACCCTGCTGGTAATATTAAACCTGCTAAACAAAAGAAGCGGGATAAGATCGATGGCGTTGCTGCGCTAGTAACAGCAATGAATGTATGGCAATTCCATAAAACAAAAGTATCGGCTTACGGCGTGTCGGGCCTGGAATCTGTTTGAAATGTGTTATACTGTTTACAGTATTGAATTGGAGGTGTACTAGTGGGTTTCTGGTCTGGTATCTTTAACCGACTTCAGGGTATTACCACATATGAGCCTCGGCAGTATAAGATCGGCCCAACTGAGTTGGTTGATCTTTCCGGTGTTTCAGCCGCTAAGCTATTCAAGACTCAACCACATCTGCGCACTGTGGTTACGTTCCTTGCCAGGAATATCGCACACCTAGGTGTGCACTCCTATGTCAAGCAGGGCGATGGGGGCAGGCTGAGGGATACCTCGTCCCCTGTTGGCGGGTTTCTCTCTGGCGCCAAAGCTAATGAGAGCATGACTCTGTATCAGCTGATCTATGCTCTCGTTGTGGATAAGGCCCTTTATGATAGGGCCTACTGGTGGCCAGTAGTGAACCAGAACGGTAACTGGGAAGTCTACCGCCTGCCCCCTAGCTGGGTTCAGACCAAGTCTGATAATTTCGGTAAGGTCACACATGAGGTTAGCTTCGAGTCAGATAAGAAGCTAACCTTGGATAGTTCACGTGTGGTCTATTTCGGTGGCTATCACCCGACTGATCCCGGAGGGTGCAGCGCGACCATTGTCAGTTTGAAGGAAGTACTGGCTGAGCAGATTCAAGCATCGAAGTACCGTCAGCAGTTGTGGGCTCGCGGGGGTAAAGTGTCTGCTGTGCTTCAGCGACCTGTTGACGCCCCCCGCTGGACTGACTCTCAACGAGAGAATTTCCGTGAGGACTGGTACGAGAAATATACTGGGTCGGGTAAGCGCGCTGGGGGCACGCCCATTCTTGAAGATGGGATGACTCTTAACCGTGTGGACTTCAGTGCTACTGATCAGCAGTACATTGAGGGCGTTAAGCTTGCCTATAGCACGGTAGCTAATGCTTTCCACGTTAACCCCACAATGGTTGGTATTCTTGACAATGCTAATTACAGTAATGTTCGGGAATTCCGTAAAATGCTTTACGGGGATACTCTAGGTCCGCTTATTGCGGAAATAGAGTCTACTCTTAATGCATTCCTTGTTCCCATTATGGGTGGGGCTAAAGGTAGCTACATTGAATTCAATGTAGCTGAGAAACTCCAAGCTGATTTCGAGCAGCAAGCTCAGTGGTTCCAGTCAGCTGTGGGTTCGGCGTACATGACTCGTAATGAGGCTAGGGCCAGGTTGAACCTGCCAGCTATAGATGGTGGTGATGACCTGATCACGCCACTGAACGTGAGTGTGGACCCTGGAGGGTATAGCCAGAACTCAGGTGAGGTAAGGGTTAAGTCACGAGGGCTGCGTGTTGACCGTCGGTCGTGGGTTAAGAGGTACACGACGGTGCTTGAGGCTCATGCCCGTAAGAGGTTGTATAAGTCAGGGCGGTTGAAGGTTAAAGCTTCAGCTGACGAGAGTCTTGCTGAGGACCTGCTTGACCTTGATCTAGGGCTGACCAGTGAGGTAGGCAACAAGCTACTTGAGGGACGTGACGAGGACTATGACAAAGGGTCTACTCGGTCATACCTGAAGAAGCGATCTAAGCGTATCTCTCAGGGTATCGTTGATAGCCTAGAGGACCTAGAGGATGAGCAGGTTGAGTGGGAAGAGGCTATGGAGGGTGATGATCCTCCTGACACTGTCGAGCCTGTAGAGCACTGGCTGAAAGAAGCTGCGCTGGGTATGGCAGGTTCAATGGTTACGTGGGCTATGGGCTGGGCCACACAGGAGGCTGGCAGGCAGTCTGGTGCTGCTACCAAGACATGGCATACGGGACCTAATGCTAGGGACTCACATGCTGCTATGGACGGTGAGCGTGTGGGCTTGAACGAAGAGTTCTCTAACGGGATGAAGTACCCTGGCGATGACGATGACCCTGCTGAGGTTGCTCACTGTAACTGTACGACTAGCATAGATTGGGAGTAGCGATTAAGACTAAGTCGTTTAAGGTTAAAGCAGAAGAATCTGAGTCCAGCGTAGGGGTATTCACTGGGTACGCGTCGGTGTTCGGTAACGTCGACTCGTATGGTGACGTCATGGTGCAGGGTGCGTTCGCTGACACCCTGAAAGAATGGGAAGGTCGGAAAATCCCGGTCTTCTATGGGCATGACCTCACTGACCCGATGAATAATATTGGCTACGTCGAGAGTGCCGAGGAAGACGACACCGGACTGCTTGTCAGGTGTGTGGTCGACACTGAGGGTCCGGGTAACGGGCCTGTCGTATATAAGCTTTTGAAGGAAGGCCGAATCGACCGTATGTCGTTCGGCTTTTATGTTAATGACGCAGACCACAAGGATGGCAAGACATACATTAAGAGTGTGTCGCTGCTTGAGGTGTCTGTGGTCCCTGCCCCAGCTAACCCTGAGGCAGCTATTACTGACGTCAAATCTAAGAAAGAGGCAGAAGGAATGACGCCTGAAGAGATTGCTGAGCTTGTGGTCAAGCCGATTATCGAAGCGCTTGAGTCCAAGCTCGATGAGTATTTCGATGATGAAGACAAGCATGAGGATAAGCCTGAGGATAAGCCTGCTGATGATCAGGCTAAGTCTATTCTAGCTGAGATTAAGGGGTTGTTTGCGTGAGTGGGATTGAAGAGCTGCGAGTCAAGGCAGCTGAGATCAAGGGACGGCTGAAGGCCGTTGAAGAGTCAGGGGTTGTAGGTAAAGATACCGAATCTCTGGTCGAAGAGTATAAGTCAACTATTGCTAAGATCAAGTCCTTCGAGTCGAATGAAGGCGCGGTTAATGAACTGAAAGGAAATTCTGTGGCAGTTGAGCGCGAGGCCAAATCTCTGGGCGCCCACTTCGTTAAGCATTTCGGCCCTGAACTTGCTCGGGTTAAGGGCCGCGACAATTTCTCGGTGAATGGTCCAGAGTTCAAGGGTGCTGAGGATTGGCACCTGACTTGGGACAGCCTGCTCGGCTTCGATGCCGATTACGACAAGGCTGCCCACTTCGCTCAGCCTCCGCTGTATGTTGGTGACCTGTTTGCTCAGGGTAACACCGACAGTGCTGCTGTGGCCTGGCTCGAGGATAGCGCTGTTGAGGGTGACGCTGGCCCGACTGCCCAGGGTGCTAAGAAGAACAACATTCACTTCGTTAACCCGAAGACCAACATCGAGGCACTGAAGAAGATCACCGGTATCCTGGCGTTCTCTGATGAAATGCTTGAGGATCATGCCTGGCTGGCCTCGCACATTAACCAGCGTGGTGTGTACCGCATCGCTGTTGCTGAAGAGAACCAGATTCTGAATGGTTCTGGTCAGAACGGCCAGCTTCAGGGGGTTCTCCAGAAGTCAGGTATTCTGGCCCGTGAGGTTGAGAAGACTGCTACCACTGCTGAGTTTGGTGAGGCTATTCTGGGTGGCGCTATGGACGTCCTTCAGGAGAGCGGCTTCCCGGCTGACGCTATCGTGATCAACCCTCAGGACTACGCTGCTCAGCGTCTGGCTAAGGACAGCAATGGCCAGTACTTCGGTGGTGGCGCGTTCACTGGTGCATACGGCAACGGCCAGGTGCAGATTGTGCCTAGCCTGTGGGGCCTGAACACCGTTATCTCCCCGCGTATCGCTGCTGGCACTGCTCTGGTTGGTGCGTTCAAGGCCGGCGGTATGCTGGTGCGCAAGGGCGGTGTCAGGATTGAGGCTACGAATTCTCACGCTGACCTGTTCGTGTCTGACGTGACTGTGGTCCGTATGGAGATCCGTGAGCTGCTGACCGTGACTCAGCCGAAAGCTTTCTGCAAGGTTTCTCGCAAGGCCTGATCGTGGATCTTATTGGGGCTGATACTCTGGAGGCCCTTAGTAAGGGGGTCATCAAAAAGGATGACCCCCTTACACCTATTCTTATTAGGCAGGCTTCCGGATTGATTAGGGAATTCTGCGAATGGCATATCTACCCTTTGATCACTGAGACTAAGCGGGTAGATCACAAGGGTGGACGCTTTATTAAGCTGCCCACACTGATGCTTCAGGATGAGCCTACGATCGAGTACCTAGGCCACGAGCGTGTGGTCCAGGAATGGTCTGAAGCTGGTATGTGTAGGCTGAGTGATCCACTGCCCGCTGCTATGGGGGCTATTCAGGCTACTATGACTCACGGGTATAGTGAGCTGCCAGCTACCGTGGAGGTAGTTATGGCGTCTATTATTGTAGCTTCTAGGACTGCTCCGGTGGGTATCAATCAAGCTGCCGTGGGCTCTGTATCGAGTACGTTTGAAGTTCCTGGTGGGGGTATTCGATTGAGCGCTTACGCTAAGCGGGCACTCGATGGCTTTAGGTTGGTGTATCGCCCTTGAGTTTTCCCTTTCTAACTAATGGTTATATCTGGGTGGCTCGACTTCAGGACAAGTACGATGACCGGGGTAATTTGATTCAAGATCAGGTTGCTAAGGAGTTCACTATCCAGGGTTGCTCTATTCAGCAGCCTAGTGCTGCTGAGCTGTCTGGTGATAGGCAGGGTGACGGTCAGTGGACGTATACGGTGTATGCTCCACTGACTGCATCCGTGCAGGCTAAGGACCTGGTCATTCTTAGTTGGGACCACAAAGGTACGCCGGGGGAATGGTTTAACAAGACCACACCTGTGTACAGAGTGTCAGGCGTTCCCGGTGTGTGGTCTTATGATTACCTCGGCCTTAGTCACCAGGTGATTAAGCTTGTGGTGGTGGACTGATGCTTGAGCGACTTGAATTCCACGATGAGGGATTCCAGGAAATGCTTAAGTCATCTGAGGTTGCTTCAGTTCTAAACGATATGGCCCAGAAGATATGTGATCAGGCTAATGACAATGCTGGCCGTGACGATGCTTTTGAGTGGTCGGGGTATGTGGGTCAGACTCGAGCTAGGGCTACGGTGAGGCCGGCTAGCTTTTATGGGGCTAAGTCTGAGGCTGACAACAAGACGTTGACTAGCGCGTTTGGGAGTTATACTCATGGGTAATTATGTAGCTGAGTTCCCTGACGCTGAGGCTGCCTGCATTATGGGCTTGAGGGCGCACCTACAGGGAGTCCCTGTAAGGCAGCAAGCAGACAAGCTAGGAACTCGACAGTGTGTGGTCAAGCTGACTAGCTCTGGTACCCGCTTAGACCCTCGCAGAGTGAGGGTTCAGCTCACCGTCACATGCTGGGGTAAGGACAACACTGATAGCACAGAAGCCTTTAACTTGGCGGCTAGATGTCTTAACTGGGTTGAAGAGAGACCTTATTATGGGCACATGGGTAAATACCCTTGCCATAAAGTAGATATAGTTTCTTACCCTTATTATGATCCTGACAGTAGCCAGACGACTGGCGGTTCAGGGATCGCTCGATATTCTTTTACGTTCCGTATGATTCTAGCAGGAGTGAACTAAATGGCTGTAAATAACCGTAATGTGCTGGCAGGCCGCCCGGATCAGGCAGTGACTGGAGCTATCCTGTCCACTACTACTCTGGTGACTACTCTTCCCAGTGATCTGTATAATCTCGATCTCGGTACTCTTAAGATGACGGACTCGGGCTATGTTAGTGATGCTGGCCTGACTCTGTCGGTCAAGCGTTCAACTAACGACATCAAAGACTGGTCTCAGTCTGTGGTTAAGAAGATCCTGAGTGAGTTCTCTGGTTCTATTAAGTGGTCTCACCTTGAGGTTTCTGAGGGCTCGGCGAAGAACTTCTTCGGTGAGAACAATGTCACTGTTACCCCGAAGACGACTTCGCAGGGTACTCGCCTGTTGATGAAGCTACGTGCTGATGAGCTGCCTCACAAGACCTGGTGCTTCCGCATGAAGGATGGTGACGCTAAGATCATCATCTGGGTTCCTGATGGCCAGATCACTGAGGCTGACGACATCACGTTCGCTGCTAGTGACGCGATTAAGCTGCCTGTGACCCTGACTTGCTACCCGGATGCCCAGGGTAACTCGCTGTACATCGCCACTGATGATGGGGTGACTGGGGCGTGAGCAAGGTCTTTCAGCTTGACGGTCCCAAGGCTACGGACAATTTCAAGTTCCGTATGCCTGGGTCTAAAGTTACTCACGAGCTGCCATCGCTACAGAAGCTTCCTGTGGGTATCCGTAAGCGCATGGGGGATCTAGCCGGCGCTATTCAGGCTCAGCAGGAGCGTGGCAAGAAGCCCACGTCCAAGCAGACTTCCGAATTGCTTGATTTCCAGCTTGACCTGCTTGAGCACTACGTCCCGGGGATCACGGATAAGCTCGACGACGATATGTTTATGGCGCTGATGGAGGCGTGGAAAGAGCACTCTGAAATCAGCATGGGGGAATAATAGGGCTAGTGGGTGTGTGGCATAATCACCCACTAGCCCTAGAGCGTGAGCTCATTGGGCTAGGTTTGAGGTCCCGTCAGGTAGGTACAGATGAGCTTACCTGGCGGGACCTCCAGGCTATAGTCAGCCATGCTGAGCCAGGAGGGCCGCTGGCTAAGGACCTCGGGTATGTGTGGACCACAGACGGCTATATGCTGGCGAATATCTATGATGTCCTTGCTGGTGCTAACTGGCAGCGTGCTGGCAAGTCTAGTGAGCCTCCACCTAAACCCATTAGACGGCCAAATGAAGTTAGGGATGACGAACGTGCGTTTGGGTATGATCCGATCCCTCTGAGTGAATTCAATGATTGGTGGGATGCCTAATGGCTTCAGTTGAGCTAGCTACAGGTTACTATCAGCTAGTTCCCTCAATGAAGGGTAACAAAGAAGCTATTGTTGGAGAAATCACTGGGGCTGTAAACGAGGGGTCGGATAAGGCAGGCAAAGAGGGCGGCGCAAGACTGTCTACTAGGCTGGCTGAAGGGCTTAAAGGTAGCTCTCTTGCAGCCCTCGGTGCAGGTGTGGCCGCGGGTATTGGCGCAGCCTTGTACAAGGTTGGTGAGACTTTCGACGAGGTCACTGACACTATCCGCACGGGTACTGGTGCTACTGGTGAGGCTCTCGACGGACTAGTCGATGTTGCTAAGCGTGTGGGCTCTACTACTCCAGCTGAGTTCTCTAAGATAGCCCCAGTTGTAGCTGACCTGAATACCAGGCTAGGTCTGACTGGCGAGGACCTCGAGACTGTGGCTAAGCAGGTTCTTGAGGCTGGCCGGCTGCTGGGTCAGGACGTTGACATCAGCAAGACCACAGCAGCATTCAGCGCTTTTGGGCTTGAGGCTAAGCAGATACCTGGAGCTATGGATGACTTGTTCAGGGTCAGCCAGGCTACTGGTCTAGGCTTCAATGATCTAGCTCAGAAAACCGCTCAGGCTGCGCCTACAATGAAGGCTCTTGGATTCGGATTCCAAGATACAGCGGCTATGATCGGTGCGTTTGATAAAGCCGGTTTGAATTCAAGCCAGATTATGACCTCCATGACTAAGGGCTTGACAACGCTGGCTAAGTCTGGTGAGGAACCGAAGGAAGCCTTCAAGCGAGTTACCGGTGAAATCAGTGGCTATATCCAGACAGGTAATGAAGCTGCTGCTCTTAAACTTGCTAGTAAGTTGTTTGGTACTAAGGGTGCTACCCAGTTTGTGGAGGCACTAAAGCAGGGCAAGATCGGCGCTGAGGACATGATGAAGTCCATCGGCGCTACTGATGACACTATTCTCGGTGTGGCCGGTGAGACGTCGGACTTCGCTGAGAAGTGGCAGATAGTTCAGAACAATGCCCAGCTCGCCTTGGAGCCGCTGGGCTCAGCTGTGTTCAGTACTCTTGCTGATGTTTTGTCGGCTATGGCGCCTACTCTCCAGGATATAGGTAACTGGCTGAAAGAGAATACCTGGGCTTTCGGAGCTCTGGGTGCAGCTATTGCAGGTATCCTGATTCCTGCCTTCGTTACGTGGGTGGCAGGTATCTGGGCATCCACGGCAGCTCTTCTTGCCAGCCCTATCACGTGGATTGTGGTCGGTATAGCCGCTCTTGCTGCTGGTCTGGTTCTTCTGATCACTAACTGGCAGGCTGTATCTGACTTCATCGGTGGTGTGTGGAACGCTACTGTGGAAGGAGCTGGGCACCTGTGGGAAGACTTTGTCAGAGGCCTGACGGAGTTCGCTACTGGTATTGGCCAGTGGTTTATGGAAGGTCTAGCTGGGGCTGGGCAGCAGATTGCTGAGTTCTTTGCTGGCCTACCACAGATGATCCTTGATGGCCTCGCTGCTCTTGGTGAGGTTACCCTCATGATTGTGGGCTTCTCTATAGGTATCTTTGCTGGCTTGATTGTGGGCTTCGTACAGTTCCTGGGGTACATTCCAGGATGGCTCGCCTCTGTGGGTGAGTGGCTGATGTCGCTTCCTGGCAAGGTACTTGAGTGGCTTGCGGGACTTGGTCAGCTTGCTGGTAAGGCGGCTGAGTGGTTTGGCGGTTTCTTCCAGAGTATGGTCCGTAAGGGCGGCGAGATTATTGAGTGGGTTAAGCAACTACCTGGAAAGATCATTGGAGGTATAGCGTCACTGGCGTCGAGCCTCCCTCAGAAAGCCTCTGAGGCGTGGAACGGATTCCTCCGTAAGGCTCAGGAGCTCGGTGGCCAGGCGGCAGAGTTCGCTCGATCGATACCTGGCAAAATTACCGGCGCCTTGGGTGATCTAGGTGGCCTTCTGGTTCGGTCTGGTGGCGCGCTTGTTGACGGGTTCTTGCGGGGTATCCAAGGAGCGTGGAACTCGCTTGTGGGCTGGGTTAAGCAGGGCATGGACTGGTTGCGTGGTCTGTGGCCTTTCTCCCCTGCTAAGTGGGGGCCTTTCTCGGGTAAGGGCTATGTGACTCATTCAGGTAAAGCGATCATTAGGGACTTCGCTGATAGTCTTAAGAATGAGCAGCCTTACCTGCTTGATTCTGCTAAGAGCGTTATGGGTGACTTTAAGGACAATTTCAGCACTAACCTGAACGGTGTTCAACCTGCTTATGCCGGAGCTAATGCTGGAGGTAATACCAGTAGGGTCAATGTCAATGCATACAGCAGTGACCCTTATGCTACTGCTGAGGAAGTTGCTCGTCAGCTGAGGAGATTGATGTGAAAGAAGTCACGTGGAATGGCCACGTGATTAATGGTGGGGACTGGGTTGTTAGTGAGTGTAAGCTCTTCGGCTCAGCCCCTGCCGTTGCACAGAGTGGCCAGCGTATGGGCTACGACGGTATATGGCGTACTAAGGCCTTCCACGGAGCTAAGTCTGGCGCTATAAAGGGGTATTATGTAGGGCAGTCTCTTGAGGACGCCGAGGAGGCGATGGAGACCCTCCTAAGTGTCGCTGATATTAACCCTACGCCTCTGACTATTAACACGCCACGCGGACCTAAAACCATGTATGTGGCCAGGGACAGTGCGCTCGATATCACGTTCATGGCTAACGGCAGCGCATTTGAGTGGGGCGCTACGTTGATAGCTCCTGACCCTGTGTGGTGGCGTGGGGGCCAGACTCCTGATGGCCAGATTGATGACCAGTACACTGCTAAACACCGGTTGTACCTCCCTAACCTCACTGGCGGTATTAAGTTCCCGGTTAAGTATCCTATCTCTTTCTTGGAGTCGGGTAACTACGGTTCGGTTACGGTGAGTTCTGGGTACCATAACAGGGTGTCCTTGAAGCTTTATGGCTATGTGCAGATACCGTCTGTGATCTTTTCTGGTCCTGGTGGAGCTGGGCGCCTAAGGTGGGATTTTACTTTACAGGCTGATGAGTGGCTAGACATCGATCTGACTAACCGCACGTCACTTAGGCAGGGACAATCTTCTGCTGCCCCTACTATCAGGGAATGGCCTGAGCTAGGTAGGGGTGAATTGACTATTGGGTTCAGGTCTGATGTCTATTCCCCTACCGCGTACCTTGATGTAATTGTGAGACAGGTGACTATATAATGGCTCTTGATAACGTGCTACCTATTGGTGGCAATATTTCAGTGAATGCCGCTGAATTCAGGCGGCTTGATGTGGGCTCGACTATGGTCCACGACACCCATCCTCTGGCGTGTCGGCCAGGTGTGACGTCAGGCATGACACCCAGCCTCAATGGCAGCCAGATCAGGGTCAGTTCTGGTACGGCTATTGTTACACCTGTGGCCTCGAATAATGGCAGCTACCGTGTCGCTAACGTGGATGATGTTAGCTTGCCTCTGTACGCTAAGGATACGTCGTACCCGCGTACTGATATTCTGGTGCTGAGAGTGTATGACGGTACTGTGGACGGCTCTAACAAGTACCAGGCTTCATTCGAAATGATTAAAGGTACGGCGTCGGCTAGCTTCCCCACACCTGCTACGCCAGCAGGAGCGCTGCTTATAGCCCGTGTGATCGTGTCGACTACGGGTAGCCCTACGATTTACGATGCTAGGCAGTATACATGTGCTGTTGGCGGGACTATCCCGTGCTACTCGAATAGCCGGCCCACAACGTGGTTCCTCCAGAAGGGCCAGCGAATCTACGAGCTGGACACAAACAAGGTCATGCTGTGGACTGGCAGCTCGTGGCGTGAGGATACTGTGATTCCTCAGGTGACTCTGCCCCGCATCCCTGCTATTGCGTCGGGTACGGTGACTTCTAGCTCGGCAGGGCCAGCTGTGTTCACTATTCAGTTCCCGCCTGGGCGTTTCTCGAGTGCACCGCGTGTTGTGGCCTCGGTTAGGTCAGCGTCAGGTGACTTCACTTGGGACACCCCCAAGCCGTATAATGTCACTTCGACACAATTTCAGATGTTCGTTAAGAATGGTCGTGGTTGTGACTTCGACTGGATAGCAATTGAGAACGGGTAATGATCAAATGGCATTCATTTGCCGCTCTCGACGGCAGGCCTCTTACTGAGCTTCCCGGACTAGCTGTTAAATCTAGCCTGTCATCCATTATCGGACGGGGAGACTCCGTGACTGTGAGTCTCCCCGTCTGTGATAGGTGGCCTGCTAACTGGCGTGATGGTACTCAGCCTATGCGTGCTGTACTCGCAGCTATAGAAGACAACATCGTTCTGTGGGCTGGCTGGGTAGAGAAGCGCACATACGGGTCAGGTGAGTCCATGGAGCTCACACTTCAGCCTGCCGAGGAGTGGCTGAAGCGCAACTATATCCCTGAACTGGTTTTCAGGGACCAACGGTATACCACGATCGCTAGAGGAATAGGTCTAGACCGTCTGGTAGCTCAGTTTAATGGGCGTCTGGATGAGGATCCTACCCTTGATTGGGGTGACAGGACGTACCGTGCTGACCAGGATATGACGTGCTTGGCGGGTCTTCAGAATTTGATGAAGACTAGGCATGGTGCTGAGTTCGCTACTAGCTGGGAACTACACGCTAATGGCCACCTCGGCATTGTGGTCCACACCGCGTATAGGCTTGGCGGTGTAGGCAAGGACACTGCTGGTGCTGCTGTGCTATCTCAAGGCTCCTGGCAGCAAGTTGAGGACTGCTCTGACGGTAAAGGAGCCACTATCTGGCGTGTGGTCTCGAATAGATCTGGGGATGAGCGCAAGGAATTCGCTACGTCTAACGGTCAAGTCCTGCAATACGGGTGGCTTGAGCTTGAGAGACGCTGGACTCCTGACACAGGGTCAGTGGATGACGCCGTGTTGCAGCAGTATATGTACGCAGCTAAGGAGCAGCAGCAGTACGGACTTACGTCTATCAGTGTGGAGACTACATTGGACCACTTCATGCCAGGTCGTGACTTCGTTTTGGGCGACTATGTGGATATTGATATGACTAATCTTAGTAACCCAGAGCTGCAATTCAAGGGGAAAGCCAGGGTTATCGGGTGGGTATGTGACCCTGACCCTGTATCTGGTGAGATCACTAAGATTAAACCGATGCTTTCATTGGAGGATTGATGAGTTTCGACCCTACTACGGTCGATAGGCCGTCTAATGATCAGGGTATTCGTGAGGTTGTTAACCGACTAGAGGGTCTTGAGAGCCGTATTAACGAGCTTACAGCCACTATTGGAGGGGAAGGGGCGGTGTATAACCGCTCTCTTTTCCACGTTAAGGGGCATGCTAAGTTTGATGGCACCCTCGAGATCGCTGAAGGTCTGATTGGTGACAAGGCTCTTAAGTCCCAGATCACTGTTGACGCCGGTAATTCCCGCAATCTTGACTGGTCTCCTGTGACTAGCTGGACCACAGGGGTGTCTACGTTCGTTGTGGCTCCGTCGTGGGCTACTAAAGCGCTCGTAATTGCGGGTGGATCAATCATGCCTAACTACAATGCCAACTCTGGCACCCCTGCTTGCTGGGGTCGCATTGAGTGTAGAGGCCAGTATAGCCCTGATTTCTTGTCTTTCTTGGGGTCATCGGCTATCCCATCGAATATCTCGTGGCCGTTTTTCACTGTACCGGACGAACGAGAAGGGGGGATTGAGGTTAATTGCCAGGCTAAACTCTATAGCGGGAGTTCTAATTCAGGCGGACGTTGTTTCGTGTCCGCTGTGGTTCTGTGGTTGAGGTGATATGTTGAGCCCTGAGACTATGGGTAGCCTTATTGGGGCTATCCTGGCGGGTATTTTAGCGGTTGGTTACAGTGGTGTAAAAGTATATAAGGCCATGTCTGGGTCGCTTAAGAAGATAAAGGACCTTACTGCTGACCTGAAAAATGATACCGAGGCGCTGGTTTTTGATAAAACTGATGCTGAAGGTAACACAGTTCAGGATAAGTTGAATATCCTACTTAAGCAGGCTGACAAGACTAATACTGACCTCGAGATTCTTTCGTCTACAACGGCGGAAATTAAGGGGGTACTGAACCGGCACGATAAAGAGATTGGCCGGTTTAATACGAATTTGAGCCAGCTCAATGAACGAGTATCGAATTCGGAGCGAATGTTGACTTCCAGGTTGGAGGAACACGGTCAGCGCATCCTGGCCGTGGAGACAAGGAAGGAGGGTTAAATGGGATATGTGTCTGTGGGCCCTAAATACAATGGGCAGGAAGCCTATGCTGCTGAGATTCCAGCTAAGTGGTACAAGCTATTCAAGCGCTATATGGCTAAGTATCACCCGGATATCTCGATTATCCTGATCCAGGCTAAGGGAGGTGCAGCTGCGAGTGCGGGAACTCACTCTGATGGCTGGGCGTTCGACTTCCAGAACTGGCACCTGACGTCTAAGCAGAACGAGATTCTGGTAGCTGAGTCGCGTAGGTTCGGAGGTGTGGCTTGGGCTAGGTATAGGAGTCAGGGTTTCGAACCCCATGACCATGTGGCTTGTGATTCTGGTGGTAGTTCTGACACTGCCTGCCAGTACCAGGTTGTTGCTGCTCATGCTGGGTACAACGGCCTAGGCTACCGTGGCCGTAAGGCTAGCGACAACCACCCTGCCCCTACTAAGTGGGTTACATGTGCCCAGGGTATAGGCATGATGGAGGCTATCCTGGGTGGATTCAAGACAAATGAGGAAGGACCAACATTGGACAAGAGCGAACTGATTCAGGCTGTACGTGAAGGCGTCGGCGGACTCAACTGGGGTAACGAGACGTTCGGTGCGTACCTCGGACGTATGCAGGCTGCTTGCCAGACTGCTGCGTACTACGCCCACCAGGCTGCTACTCAGACTGCACCCATCACCCGGCCTGGCGACCCGTCTGCTGATAGCCGTGGGCAGGTTGTGATCCGCCAGGAGATCGCTGACGCTAAGACGCGCATCACTGCGGTGCAGGCTCAGATGGAGGAGCTGCGCAACTCTATCTCAGTTCTGGCTGATCTGGTGAGGGGCCTGGCTCCTAGGGATCCTGGCGTCAACGCCTGATAGCGCGATAGCCTGAAAGGAGGTGTGGTCCCCTGGTAGATAGTATCAGGGGACTCTCCCCCAATGAAAGACTACTTGAAAAAGAAACCACTATATGACTACAGGTCATACGGTGGGTGGGGTATACAGCGTCCTGAGCACGGTACTCTAGGTCGCTTCGACCCGGCTATGACTAAGCTACTACCTGACGGCCGCACCTTCGAATTGAAAATGCAGTTCGATCGTCCAGCATACCTCATGTATATCGAGGCAGGGGCCACACACGAGAAGGCGTTACATAACTCCCTGAGGTGTGGTTCATGGGCAAGCCTGTACAACGTCAAGGGGGAGGGCTACTGGTCCATGTGGGTCAAGAACCCACCCTCCTGGACGACTGAGATGGTAGCTATGCTGTGGCCTGAGGATGACTCCCGCTGGCCTGAGGGCGAGATCAACTTCATGGAGACCCAGTCTGACAAGACCAAGACTCAGCTGAATCTCCACTGGCCCTCACCTAAGGACCGCTCTCCGCAGCACTGGCCTCAGGTCATCGACCTCGATACCCGCCAGTGGCACAAGTACGGGGTGCGTATCTACCCTGACTGTATACGGTGGTTTGTAGACGACAAGATGGTGAGACACCTCGACACAGAGTTCTCACCCTACAACACTAAGCTGCACTTCGCTGTGCAGTGCGGGGTTAATCAGAACTTCGGGGTGATGTGGCACAAGGACATCGCCTGGGAAGAGAATATGTACATCATCCCTGAGAGAGCCCCAGGGATACTGTAGTTAGGAGACACATGGATATTACAACACTCGCCACTGTACCGGCTATGCTCGCTATTGTCGAGCTTCTGAAGCGCATCGGCCTGCCGGCTAAAGCCGCTATGCCGGTCACTGTGGTACTGTCGGTCGCTCTGGGCCTTGCTCAGACTTTCCTTGGAGGTGATCCTGTCTACCAGGCTGCCGCTAAGTACCTGCTGATGGGTCTTGGTGCGTGTGGCCTCTATGATGCAGCTAAGATTGCATCCCCTACCGTGGAGCAGAAGAACACGTTGGACACCACTGTCCCTCGTCGTGCTGAGGCTCCTGAGGTGACTGCCTGATCTAAATAATAAACCCCCTACCTAAACAGGTAGGGGGTTTATTTATGTCTAGGGCCATAGGCTCACCATCATTCGCTGAAGAAGTAGGCTAAAACGAGACTTACGGCCATAACCAACAGGGATACAACTACAACCTGATCCATGATTACCTCTTATCTCCTAGGTGTTTCTTGATGATCCTCTTGATGATCTTCTCAGGTGGCCAGCAGTACAGGCCTGAGACCTGAGCGATCTCTTGACCACACGCCAGCCTTTGTTCCTGACTAGTGTTGGGGTAGTAGTAGCGTAGCTGCGCAGCCATTGCTTCAGGATCGATCACCATAGTGCGTCTCCAATCGAGTCGATTTCGTCCATGAGGTTGTCTAGTTCACAGTAGTAGCAGTATGCGGCCAGGTAATCAGGAAGGTCTACACCGTCCCAAGTGACCTTACCTTCAGCAGCATGTTCGATGTCAATCTTGAGGTTGATGAGAATGCTCTCCTGTAGGTCCTCTCCGTACACGTTGAGGACGTGATCGTGAAGCTCAGCAAGGTCGATGCCGTGCTCGGCTACGTACTCGGGGTCTCTCTTGAATCCTAGCATTGGGTTGCCTCCATGTCGTCTAGCAGGTATACCAGCGGTGAGCGTTCAACTCCTGGTATAGCCCTCAGTCTTGTGATTGTTTCTTTCAGGTCTAGGTCGAGGGGTATTGCCCTGAACGCTTCTGACTCTAGCACCGTGGCTGAGTGAGAGTCAAGCACCCACTCAGCCCTTCGCATGAGAGCTTTGACGGGGTAATCAATGAGGTCGCTTACTAGGCTGTCGTCGATGCCCTCACCCATATGGTCGTACATCCCTTCCCCACAGGGGAGGTATCTGTCTGTGGCCTTCTGGCAGTACTGCACTGCCCAGTACCGGGGGCATACCCAGAGATCCCACTCCCACATGAAGTCATCATGGATCTCATCGTATCCCCACTGCTCGAGCTTATCCAACACTACATGATGTCCTGGGGTGGATGCTACCCTACGTAGCTCAGCAATAGTACGCATTGTTCACCTTTCAACTACGAGGAAGACCGCGTTGACTGGAGTGTGCTGGCCGGCATCCCAGTAGATGTCTCCCAGCTCACTGGCGCAGAGATAGCCACACTCAAGGAGTGCTTCAATGCTAGCCCCGTAGAAGTTCTCGACTGTCTCTACCTTGATTGTTCCCTGTGTTTCGATCATGGATCTACCTTAGCACACTCTAGAGAGATTGCACAACCTCAGGCTGCCACTCTCCCGGAGTGTCTAGCCCGGTGACGACTAGGTCCTGGGACCCCGACTTAGTTTCTACTTGAATGCTCAACGACTCTGCCTGGCGAGATATGTACAGACTGTTGTCTGACCAGGCGTGCAGAGCCACTGACCCTGCCAGTGCTGCGCCTCCAGTGGAGGGCATGTCCTTACTGGCCTTGCGTGTGTGGTGCACTATAAGCTGAGCGCACCCTGTGGCCTGAGCTACAGCCTTGATGGGCTGCAAGATCTGCCCGTACATAGCCTGGCTGTCGTTGATAGACTCTGTGGTCAGCATAGACAAGGTGTCATAGCACACTAGGCCTATACCCATCGAGTCGACGGTCTCGCCTATCTCCTCAGCTAGCTCTGGTGACAGCCCCTGTGTGGGCCTGCCTGCTATGTAGAGGGGTATCTCCCCGTCAGGAGGGTTAAGCTCCAGCACGCCGGACTTGCAGGTTATGTACCCTCTAGGGTCATGGTGGGGGAATCTACACTGGAGGATAGTCTGTACGCGAGCCCACACACGTGACAGGCTGTCCTCCGCCTCGATGATGAGGCAGGGTGCCTGGTGTGACCTGGCATACCCTAGCACAGGCTGCCCTAGAGACAAGCTGATAGCCATATCCAGCATGATCCAGCTCTTGTAGTGCTTAGGCGGTGCTGCTATAAAGCCACAGCCACCCTCCTCTACCAGGCCGTCTATACGCCACCGCGGAGGGGGCATGTTGACTAGCTCAGATAGTTGCCTGATCTGGAGCAAAGGCTCTTTAGGTGAATCTTCAACTATCTCTATAGCCTCAATAGTTTTAGACCCTTCAAGGTCTAGTTTACTAGCTACCCTCTGAACCTCAGCCTTCAGCTTGTCTACTGAACCCCATTTATTAAGGCACGTGTGCCTGATCAAGCCAGGGATAAACTCCGGCTCAACCCCACACTCCAGCATGCTAGCTATAGCCGCGTACAGCTGGCTCGACCTGTCACCAAGGGCTTTGCTAGCACGGAGCTGCCCTGCTATAGATGCCGAGCTACCGTCCAGTGTCCTGTACACTGCGGAGGCCAGCTCCCCAGGAGTCTGTGTGGCCCCATATACTGGCCTACCTACCTGACAACCTCTCTTGTGTGAGGGGGTGCCAGGTACCCTGAGTAGCTGGGTAGCATCCCAGCCCCCAGGGTCGCATCCTAGCACGTGGCTGACTGACCTAGACAGGCTGTCCTGATCAGGCTGAGGCACAGTCTCAGTCAGTCGCCAGATAGCCTGCGTGTGGCCCGGGCTGCTAGACCACACAGCGAGGGGGTTAGTACCCTCCGTGTGACCGTCGTCTACGTCAGACCAGATCAGCGGGCCCGCTTTGAGGAACTCCGCTTTCCTTTCTGGTTTACTGAAAAGACCGGGAGTGAAATATACATCCTGCCCAGCTTCAACGAGATCCCGCACGTAGTGCTTCGCTTCGTCAAGTTGGTCCACAACCCGAAAGGCCTTGCCCGGGTTGAAAGCCTGACCCGGCCACGTGATCCCACAGATGAAAAAATACCCATCACAACCCTCCCAGATTGTATCGAAGAATCTCATCCTCAACCCTAGCTATCTCTTCCTGGTAGGTATCGGGGGTTACGCATGCCCAATACCCTCCGGCTGACATGATATCAGCCCCAACTCGAATCTGCCACTGGCTCAAAGATGAGCCTGTCTTAAGCTCCAACCCCACGAACCTGCCACGGAAGCAAGCTATGAGGTCCGGAATACCCTTCTTAGTGTACTGGCTGGCGTGGTATTTTACAACCCACCAACCCCTACCTTCTATGTACTTCTGTACTTGTCTTGAGAACGTGCTCTCTAGCATGCCCAGAGCAGGGCTCAGGTCCCTGCTCCAGACTATGTCAGAGAATGTCGTCGAACTCCCCGAAGTCGTCCTCAACGTCCTGCTGGACTTCCTCCTTAACCTTGGACTCGACCTCAGAGAACTGGGCCACACGTGCGACACGGCTACGCAGCTTGCCATTGTAGGTGTCGTCCTCAAGCTCTACGTTGATCTTAGCCCCAACATACTTGGCAGGATCAATCTGGACAACCTTGTTAGGAACCTTAGTACCGGCAGCTTCAATCAATTCGCGGAGCTTCCACAGCTGATTCGGGACGATCTTGCAGTAGTAGGGATAGCGTCCGGGACCTGCCACGATAGCGAACACCAGCATGTCGGTGTTATCTGACTTGGTCTTGGTCATCTCCACCCCAGCGATCTCAGCGTTGTACACGCCTGGCGCCTGGTGGACGGTGCTGAAGCTCGGTGCCTTGACGTCACTGAAGTCGATCGAGATCTTAGCCATTGTTGTGGTCCCTTTCCTTTAGGATTTCTCGTATGTAGTCAATTGTAGCAGTAGTAGTGGTGAAGAAGCAAACCGTGATGGTGAACATATCTCGGTTGACGTGGTCGTTGTAGCGCACCTCGTACTGGCCTACCTGGTGGGCCACAGTGATTGGGTTAGGTACGTCGATGACGGCCAGGTCATGGTGCTCGAAACGCCAGGGCAGGTCATCCATCTGGTCGCACAACCTGACAAGAGCGTTACTAGCGACCTTTGAAAAATCAATCATGTGTTAGGTACCTTTCTAGACGTTCCCAAGTAGGAGACCCCAACCAGGGCTTACGGGCTGCGATGTCTGCCCGACACCCCGCCACGATACCCTGTGTGGGCTTGAGCCACATACGATACCCGGTGTTGGTGTCTCTCTTAACTGACTCTGTATACCCTATCACGTCCGCGTACATGAGCGCAAACTGCCTGGCCTGGCCGGGGAGAGCCAGCGTGACTTCCTTAGTCTGGGCCACGTCAGCATCCTCTGGGTCAGCCTCATCCACGTAGGTGACCTTAGCCTGGCCCGTGAGTACCACAGGGATGTCAAGACCACGCAGAGTAAGGATAAGGCTCTTGATCAGCTCATTGGCCTGGCCATACTGAGGCAGGCTGACAGGCTTGGCCACAGTCAAGAGGTCACCGCGCTTACGCCCAGAGACAAAATTCAGAGCAAGCTCATGGGCTACCGTAATACTGTCCAGGGCCACAGCTGTGGGAGGTTTAGCTACGATAGACTGAACCTCTTTGGCCAGGGCCTCCCAGGTATCTACCTGTGTGGTCTCGGCCTGTACTGCACGGGTGCCTCCCTCGAGGTCGATGATGCGTACCCCCGGCACCGAAGCTGCGAAAGTGGTTTTGCCCGTTTTAGGCTGGCCGTACACTAGCGTAATCATTTGTACCTTTCCATAGGGTCTCTCTTGTCAAAGAATTGAAGGAACTGCTCATCCGTACCGAACTCTACCATAGCCGCTGCTAACTTACCCATACGGCACAAATACGAGTTACCGCACACTGACGGGTTTCGGTCCTCTGGGGGCTTAGACCAGTCATACTCACCTACCTGCCTAGCCCACCTCAGTATCGATTTGATCTGCCTGGCATGCACCTCCTTATTGAACGGCACCAGCAGCCTGGTGAAAGCTGGGCAATGTTGACGCTTCAACAACTCTGCATCTTTAGCTATCACGTCGCACTCAGCCGAGGTGATCTCTGTGCGATGCTCATGAGCCCAGTCTATCAGAGATCGATAGCAAGTGCTACCTGTGGACCCCTTAGTAATCTTGAGCTTACCTGTCTTGGTCAGTTGAGGCCACACCACGCGCTGTGGCTGAATGTAGTCCCAGATCATACCCCCAAGGGGGAGGTCCCACCCAAGCCTCTTCTTGTTGCCTTCCAACAACCATAGGTACGCATGCGACTGGATATCCAGCTGCCGGTACTCAGCAGTAGGGAGGGTCTGGTGGGTTTTGTGGTCTAGCACCCACAGACGGCCACCGAACTCGACTACCTTATCGATCTTACCACGGTAGTCGTGGTTACACCCTGGGATACCCCTGCTCAAATCGAGCTCGCACGCCAGGACGTTGAGGGGCTCATCACGGTATCTGTACTCATAGGCGCGGTACACACGGTCAAGGTCATTATAGATCTCATGCTCTTCCTCCATAAGGTCCGCCGGACGCTCAGGAGGGGTACCTGTCTCAAGCCACGCATGGAGATACGTACCCCTATCCAGGGCAGTACCGGGGTGAGGCTTAGCTGAGATCCCCTGTAGGTCATAGTAGGCCTCCAGAGGGCAATTCAGCCAGGCCTTAATCAAGCTTGTCGTTACCTGCATGGCTCCTACTATACATCAATCTCGGGCCCCCAGCAAGTCCCTATTTCGACGTCCGCCACCAGAGGGCAGTCAAAGTGAGGCAGGGGCTGCTCCATAATACCCTTAATCGTAGACGCTGTGGTATCTGCTAGGTCCTCTGGCACGAGCACCAGCACGGCGTCGTGGACCAGGCCTAGTATGTGGCTGTCTTCCTCAAGGCGAGACCACACCTGCACAGCGGCCCTCAGCATGATGTCACTACCTGTCCCCTGAACCTGACTGTTGACAGCCTGTCTCTCGGCCGCCGCTACCTCGTATTCATCGCTACTGTACAGTCCAGGCAGGTGTCGCCGGCGTCCGAACATCGTGCTGGAGTACCCCTGATTGTGAGCTCGAGCCTTAGCCCTAGCGTGCCAAGGACGCAGTCCTGACCAGTGCCTGAAGAAGTCCTCGCGGAACTGCTCAGCCTCATCCAGGGTAATGTCTGTGCCGTAGCTAACCTTCGCGAACTGGACAAACGACTTAGCACTCATCCCATACAGGAAGCCAAAGTTAACAATCTTAGCCTTGCGCCTGTCAAAGGAGTTGTCTGGGTCAAGACCAATAGCACGTGTGGTCTGTGAGTGGATGTCACCTCCGTCACGATACAGCTCGAGCATGTTCTTGTCACGCGAGACCACAGCGGCTACACGCAGCTCGAGCTGGCTGTAGTCAGCCTCGATGATCTTATACCCCTCAGGGGCAGCTACCAGACCCCTTATGTAGGGGTCCTTCGGAACTTGCTGGAGGTTCACTCCGACTCCGTTGCATACTTTGCCTGATGATAGTCTACCTGTCACCGTGCCATGCAGCTTGAATGACGTATATAGACGTCCTTTATCGTCTATTTGCTCTTTATAGGGGGTGATAAAACCGTCTATATTCTTCTTAAGTCGTGACCTTTCTAATAGTGTTTTAGCAATAGGGTGATCCATATATGCAAGTGCCTTTTTAGAAAGGCTGGGTGCTCCATTAGGGAATGCCTTAGTTGGCTTTCCTATTTCCTTTTTAGGCATACCCAAATAATCATAAAGAAACCATCGCTGGAAATTAGTTGTACCCCATTTAACCTGCATTCCTGCGGGTATTTCTGAGGGTATTTCAGAGTCCAATTTGGCATCAATTTCGGCCAATTCCGAGGTGTATTTACGGCTAGCTATCTCGAGCTTATCCAGGCTAATAGGTATGCCGTAATCCTCAGTCTCAGCTAGCATATTGATAGCCGGAACCACAACCTTATGAAGGAGCTTTTTCTGGTTAGGTGTGAGTTTACCTTTGTTAATTCTATAAAGTTCACGTGTGGCCAGGAGGTCCTTTTTCAAGTAGGCGGCCATAGCTTCAGGATCAGAGTCATCCCACACACCGTCATAAGACCAGTCCCCACCCATAAAGTCAGCCATGAGAGACTTAAGGCCTAAGGTCCTATTCTCATCAACCATATGAGCACCCAGCATAGTGTCCCCAGCTGCCTCGATAGTGGCACCGAACCGCTTAGCGTAGACTATATCGAATTTAATGTTGTGTCCCACCACGGGGGGTAGTTTTCCACACAACCTCCGCAGCCTCTTAACCCAAGTCTCAGGGTGCTTGGAGGCCATGTGGAAAACCCGGGGCTCATCATTAGGCTTATCCCCGAGAATACCCACCATAAGCACGGCGGCGTCCTTTGCACGGGGGTTAAGTCCTGTAGTCTCGATGTCTAGAAATAACATTTCGTTAGTTCTTTTGCAAGCTTATGTGCAGTACTAATATCGGTAGTTGACTTGTACTCAATAGACGACTCTCCGATAGTGAAAGTCGTGGCAGTCCTGAACTTATTCAGTTTCCAGCTAGCGGTCCTCGAACACTCAGTCACCCACGAGCGGTACCCTATGCTCAGGACAAGGAATTCAGCCCACGAATAACCTGTGTCGGCACCCGACCACAACTGCTTACCCCAATCTGAAAACAGATCATCAAGATTGAACGCGATGACTGCCAGGTTGAACCCTTTAGCCCTAGGAACATTAGGCTTAGCCCATTCTCGAATTTCGGAGTTAATACCCACGTAATCGTGGATATCCCCGTCAACCCACGATCTGGTCATAACACCGTGTGAGTTCTGTGGGTCCACAACCAGCTCACTGGGGGCGTACCCCAGCCCTCTGGCAAATATCTCAGGGGTCACACCTGGGGTGGCTGCGATGACAAGTCGGTCAGATGGATTCACTAGCATAAGTCTCTCCTAGAAGATAGTTGCGTGTATTCAGCATGATCTCTTTACGGAACTCAGTGGCCTCCTGTAGAGAGGCCCACAGGGAGTCCTCCACAGTGTCCTGGGTCACCAGTACGATCACCTTCGGATCAGCTGCTAGAGCTACTCTATCAGACATCTGGCGGTATGTCAAAGCTGATGTAGGTACCCCGTACCACACCAGCACTTCGGCCTCCCGCATATCCACAGCAGTAGCAGCCACCTGTGGGTTTACCACCAGGGTGCCAGCCTCAGAAGCTTTCCAAGCGTCCAGAACGGAGGTCTTGTTCTTGACCTTACCGTCCAGCCTGTATGTGTGGTCCAGGTATCTCTCCAGCACAGTGAGAGAGTCCAGTAGCTCGCTAGCTACCACAATACGGCCACTGTAGCTGTCACGTATCCGGAGCAAGGCTTCAAGCTTATGCTCGCTATACACTAGCCTACCCTCACCTGTGGACAGCCCCTCAGCCAGCCTACGACACCTGGCGAACAGGGCTAGCACGGAGTCAGCTCCTGTTTCGCCTTGAGCCTCCAGGACATCGAGCTCATCCCTTACCATAGCCTGGTAGGTAGCATAGCGGGACTCACCCATGTATACAGGCACTGCCTCTTCATGCACGGCCTTAGTGCCTAGGGCGTCCTCTCGGGAGATACTTATGGAGTGGGCTTTAATAAGTTCCTGGTACTCTTCAGTATTCCTGGGGCCCATGTAGCGGGGGAAACCACCGAAATTAGACCATTCACCGAAATACTCTCGGAAGGACTTAGCTGATGGGAATTCTTCCCTAATAGATGGGTCAGAGAACACTAGCTGTGGGTAAATCTCACCCACCATATTCCGCTTACCCACAGGTGTGGCGGTAAGGCATACACGGTACCGGGCCGATTTAGCCATACCAACAATACGCCTAGACCGTTTACTCGCAGGTGTCTTGATGAGGTGGGATTCATCCAGAACTATAGCTGAAGCATGGTATTCGGCACCCTTGAATAGTCCTTTAGGGTAACCCCTAGAGAACTTATCGTAGTTGATTAGCACTATCTTCGGCAGTGCTGTGGCCTCATAGGCCCCGTCATAGACAATATCCGCCTCAGGTCCCCAGTAATGCTGCTGTAGTTCCCTGACCCACACATCGATAGCGATCTTAGGGCAGACCACAACGATATACCTGACATCCCGGTTGTGCATAAGCCATGACAGCCAGTCGATAGTTGTCTTAGTCTTGCCTGTACGGGTATCCATGAGCAGCATACCGTGCTCTTTTTTGGCCAGCCACTTAACCGCGGCCAGCTGATAGTCTCGAGGTTTAGTGACTGGCTCAAACATTAGTTAATTGCTCCTTCAATCATCTTCTTGTACTGGAGTGTGGTCCCAGTACCCATCCTAGCAACCTCCACACCCTCGTGCAAGGCTATCACAGTTGGGACAGACATAATATTGAATTTACGCCCTAGGTCAGGATTGACCTCAACATCAACATACTCCCAACCAAGATAAGGGAACTTTTGCATAGCCCTTTTAAAATTAGCCTTAGACTGCGGGCACTGTGAGCACCACGGGGCCCCAACAAAGAACAACTTCAACATTAAACTACCACTACTTTCGCTGAATAGATAGGCGCCTTATAGTCGACCGCCTTGAACCCCTTACCTTTGAAATTAAGTATACCTTGTTTAGCTGGAATAAACTCAACCTCACTCTCTACTCTAGCAGGTATCAGCATCCTATGCCAAACATCAAGATTCTGACAGTACACGTGGGCATTAGCTGTAGTGAACCTCAACTGCCCCGGACTAACCTCGTGACCGTGCTGCCTCAGTGTATTAGTTATCAGGTGAATGAGCATCCACCCCTCAAGGGTGTCATAAGGTAGCCCACACACGACGTCTGTGGACCTGGCAAAGATGTCTAGGTTGACTCGCCCTCCTACCACATTGAACGCCCACACCACCGGACACGGTGGGATACGCATAGACCCTATCTCATACCCCTGCCAGGCAGTCCACACAGCGCGCTTGGTCGTAGTATTGGTCACAAGCCTGTCCACGACATCACGTACGGCGTCATAGGCCCCGTCAGGGCCCCCGTAGCGCCACTGGACGCCATACATAGGCCCTAGCTCATCTGTGGCCCATGGGGACCACATACGCTCCACGTCTGGGGTGATCCTAGCACACCTGTCCCTCTGTGTGGCCCCTGACCCGCTAAGCATCCAGTAAAGTTCTCGCTGAGCCATGTCCACAGACACCCTACGGGTCTGGGACAGTGGGGCATGAGTGTAGACCACACTCCATGACCCGTAGCACCAGTAGGGGTGATCCTGCCCTTCCGTGACTAGCTCAGCAGCCTGTCTAGACAAGTGGTATATGTTCTGATCATACTCACACAGCACGCCTGTAAGCCTCCAATACGCATTTGACAATTACGTAACCCGGTTCCTTAACCCATGAGCTACCATGTTTAGCCCAGTAGGTAAAGTCTCTAACCGCCTTATTGAAATTCTTAGCCAGGGTGTAATTAGTAACCCCGTAAACGACCTCCTTACTTACGCTGAACCCCAATCCCAAATACCTATTAAAGGCATTTAGAATAAGCATACAAGTCCTTTTATTAAGGTCCCTATACCTAATTTCGCCCCATTTAAGGACCTTCATACATTGAGGATACCAATCACCGAAATTAAGGTCCTTAACCCACCTAGCACCGTCTTCTTCTAGTGACCTAGTCACGACCACACCCGCATTCTTCAGTACGGTTATACCCTGCTTGTGGCCTCGCAAATTAGGCTTTTTCAAGGCCGGGTCAAGCCACGGCCTATCATACTCCAGATACCCCCTAAACCCAGCCAGCAGCAGCGCCCTAGCGCACGGAGCACAAGGCTCATAAGTCATCGCTATGTGGCCCTCGCGCAGCGCATAAGGCAGTTTCATGAGTTCTTGAGAGGCCCACACCTCTGCATGGATATACTCGAGACACTGGCCATTAGGCGCGACGTCGTGCAGTTTAGGGCCAAGCTCCACATTGTGCGTAGCTATAGAGCGCCCTGTACGCGTGTTTTCAAAATAGCAGCCAACCTTGACATCAGGGTGAGACGACTGACTAGCAACCTCATAGGCTTTCTCGATGTTACTTAGCATTATATGCCCTCACAATAACTCGATCGAACTGCGGAAAAGTCTTCAAGATAGCCTCACAAGTAGGGCATACGTAGTTAATCACATACGCGATACCAGGACGCGACCCTCCAACCTCATTAAGGAGTCGCATAACGGGGTGGATATAAGCCCCTCCGGGCTTAGGGTAGTACTTACCCGGCACCCACCAGATACCGTCAGGGCTAGAGAAGACCACAGATGACATGCATCCTCGCTCGGGCTTGATACTCTGGATCATACGAGGCAGATCACCGAACTCATGCATCAGAATTCACTCCAATCACCGAACTCGTCCTTGTGGCCGTACTTAGCCTCATACTTGAATCCCAACCACACACCGGCGATGGCCATCAGGATGAGGGCCACGTACCACAGGCCGTAGAAGATCACCCACGTGACCAGGATACCGATACCCAAAGCAGCGGCAACAGCAGCAACGATAGCGACCATGTAACCGATGAACTTAAGCATTTTTGAACCTTTCATGTTGTTTTCTTGATGTCTTTAGCTTAGCACACTCTGTTGGGCTGTGCAACCCCTCGGGGAAGATTTTTCAGTTATTTTCCTCGAGCCACTCAGCACCGATCTCAACCAGCTGGCCGTAGGTTAGAGCGTAGTCCTCCTCGACGCGGTCGATCAGGTAGCTGATCAGGGCCCACACAGGACTGTCCTCGATGACCTCAGCAGTCTCAGGCAGGACCAGGACCTCACCGAACTCCTCGTCGAGGGGGGTGTCATCTGACTGGGGGCCCTCCACACACACCAACACGGGGACAGAGGCCTCGACTGAGTGTGTGGCCCAATATGCAGCCAGCTCCACGATGGTCTCACAACCACTCACACCGTGCCTGACCTTCGACTCATCGTAGTCCATGGGCCAGCTGTACTGGGTCTCAGGGTCGAGCAGGTACTCGACACCCCGGCTCTTGTCCTGGATCCTGTAGGCGATCATCTGTGTGGTCCTCTCTGTGGCTTGATGTCTTAAGCTTACCAACTCTGCCAGGGATGTGCAACCCCCAGGCTGAGTTGTTATCGAGTTGTTATGTTGCAGGTGTTGGGATTCTAGGGCCTAGCAGCACTCTGGGGTACAAGAGTACCGGGTAGGGGCTGCTAGGCCGTAAATCAGCGACCCCTCCAGCTCTCAGGGGTACTCCTGCCTGTGCCCCAGACACCCTCCCGTTGTGGCATGCCCTTAGAGGCCATCTCAGCTGTGGCCAGACACCTACGACGGTCTGGGCCCTCAGTCACCCCGTGCTGGCCCGTACGGTGCATGTCTCCCGCGGTGGTACCCCCGAACGTCTCGTGGCACTCGGGGCAGTGCTCGTAGTTGCTCCGGGCGATGTTCTTCTTGCAGTCTCTGCATGTCCAAGTCATGGTAACTACCCTAGCACGGCCTAGACACCCCGTCAAGCGTGTAGGCATCCTCGATTTACGGCTTAGCAGGCCCTGACCCTACCTAGAGTACCCCCCAGGCCTTTTGAGGCCGTCTAGGCCGTGCTGGCTGGGTCAGGGGCGGTCTAGATCAGGACCCCCAACAGATGGCGACTGGCAGGGCGTCGACTGCGTCAGGGTGCTGGCCACTCTCGTGCACCAGGTAGCACATGAGGGCGAGTGTGGCTAGGGCCTCGCCCTCGTGGCGGGCTGCCCACCCTGGGACCCGGGACCAGGCTGCCTTGGCCCCTACGGTGTGGCGCTTGATCATCGTGCCACAGGTGTCGTGGACAGCTAGCGCGAACGCCCAGGGGGACATTGCTACGTCGGACAGGGACTTGAGTGCCTCCTTGAGCGCAGCGATGTTGTCGGTCTGGATAGCCTCCAGGAGGTCACCTGCCAGGACGCGCTCATAGCCGGTCTCCCTCGTGGTCGCGTTGATGGTTGCAAGGATCTCTCGTCTCGTGATCATGGATCCACCCTAGCACAGGACCACACACCCCTGCAACCCCAAGAGTTAACCGAGGTTAAGATCCCCTCCCCCTACAACCCCCCTCCCCTCCCTGGGGCGCCCACGCGCGCGCCCGACAGAAGTCGCGTAACACGCGCACGTGACACACGCGCGTCATGACGTGCGCGCACGGCACACGCAGGCGCACGCGGTATCTTCCCCCTACCTTCCTCTCCGAGAGGGTCTCTGGCGTTTACGCCAGAGAGACCCTCTCGGAGAGAGGAAAAGTTATATATATTATAATTTTTGATGAAAATTTTAAATTATTTAATGAACTAGAAAT